CGCTGTTTCGTCTAAAGCATCTAGCGCCTCTTGAAGCTGACTTGCATACTTCACAACCGTAAACGGCTTATTCACCAAATCATTAAACGCACCGCTCCCACCGACTGTTGATATATCCGGAGTATTCTCAAGGTCATTGTAATTGCCACTTGTTGCAACCTCTGCCAAGCTCCCAACTAAATCATCTACCTTACTTTGATTTTCTCCGATTTTTTCATCCAATATAGAATAATTTTCGTTATGTACCCCAATGTCATAATACTCATCAAGCTCCGGCAGAGTCAAATTATAATTAGGTGTCTTTCCGCTCATAGCTCATCCCTCCTTAATCAATCAAGCTTTAATGCCAATCCGCAGCCGTCACCGTAATCATTGTAATTAAGGCTTAAATACTTATTGTCGTTAAGCTCAAACAATGCCTTGCATTTTGGCATTGCCCCATCCATTTTGTAAAGTCCGTCCAAAGCCGCATCAATACCTATCGGCGTATAACGTGTCAAAAGTGTTTGCTGTAGGGATGTGTTCGGGTATCCGAAATATTCCAATTGCTTTTTTTCCGTAGCCAACAAGGTACCATTACCGGCACACTTTAAATACCAGTAGAAATACTGGGTTGCGGCACTGTTTACACTGCCGAACAACGCAAGCCTTAAATCCGTATCGGTGGAGTTTTTGCCGTTCATTACAATAAACATTGGGTTATTCCAGTACCCGTAGTCGTTGCCCACGCCTATTAAATCCAGTACATATCCGTTCTCACCTTTACACACAAAAAGCTTTAAATACTCAATCGGAAAATTGTTCATTCTTGCAACACCGCTTGATGATGTGGAGGCTTCAACCTGCACATATACACTGCCGTTGTTGTAAATGTGCATCTTACAGTCTGTGCTTGTTGTCGCTTTTGGGTTTGTACCCCACATAATGCCCGCACCCACACTTTCGTCAACTATCTGTACCCTGTTATTGTCAACCACCGTAGCCGTTATTAAATCGCCAAAGTCCTTGTTTAGCCACTCTGCCATTTTTTCCACCTGTGTGGCTCTGTTGTCATTCGTGCCAATGCCGGCACATTCTCTTACATCATAAATTTGTATATAATCACTGTATGCCATTTATTCCACCTCCGTTATTTTGCAACACCCACAACGCCGTTGTCCGTGATGCCGTATGCGTACTCCAAACAATCGCCGACAACACCGTAGCCACTCTGCTGAGTTATTACATTGCTTCCGTCCTCACTTTCACTTACAATCAACAGCATTACATCACTTAACCATTCGCTGTCCTTACCGCTTACCTTAAGCTGTACCCCAAAGCTACCGCTTTTTTGCGTAAACTGTGCCGCTATACTCCATACCGCACGGTTGTTATTCAACGTCAGTACCTGTATGTAGCCACCGCCGATAACCTCACATACAACATCTCCCTCAGTCTCTTTTGACGGGTCGGGTATGCTGTCATTAATGATAAAGGTTATTGTGTCAACCCCGCTTGAATATTGCTTTACATTAATAACTCTCGGTTTCGGCGTTCTGTCTGTTATACTTACGGTTAAATTCATCAGCCCACCACCTCCTCGATTAACTGCCTGTGTGTATACACACTCAATGTTTTATGCGTAAAGGCACTCAGGGTCCTATGTGTGTTGTACATCAAAAGACACCGCAGGGATATGTTGCACGGTACAATCTCAAGCAGCATCTCCTTCACAGTTTCAAACTGCCGTTTTGCAATAAGGCTTATCTGCACATCAAGCGTATAAATATCCTTTGAATACGCCATATACACGTTATCCTCACCACACAAGGTTTTCAGCTTTTCATACAGCCTCTCAAAGGTGTACGGCGTATCACCGTTAAGCTTAGTGAGTATCCTCAACCTCCTATCCTCCACGCTGTCATCCGTATAAGGCGTTATACCAAGCATACTCTCCATACGCTCCAAGCCGTAGCCCTCCGCAGACAACACAAAGCACTCATCAAGTGAGCGTTTACTTTCAAGATAGACAAGCTCCAGTTCGGGGCGTACCACTCTATAAAGCTCCTGTATCTCCCTTACCTCTTGCATAACGGGTGGTAAATATTTAATGGGGTCAATTTCTCTGTCCATTAAGTATTCACCTCCAGCTCTGATATATCAAGCTTTGCCAGGCAATCCTTCGGCAGTATAAATACACTACCAAAGCCGGCATTTCCTACGGTTAGGTCTGTGATATTTGCTATACCGGTAACGCTCTGCACATCACTTGCAAGGCGGCTAACCACTATGGTTATACAATCCTCATCCGTGTTATAATTATCCTCCCAAGCCGAATTAAGCTCCTCAAAGTAATTATTGATTTTCTCAATTATATACGGCTTTAAGCCCTCAACCGTGTATCCGTCTTTAAGCACAACACTTAAATCCACGTCAATCTCCTCGGCATTAACCCCTGCTACCGTCACAATATGTCCGATAGGTGCGAAGCCCATACCCTTGCCCGTATTTTCAATCGGGTCAACCGCCTCTTGTACCTCCGATATAAGCTCGGTTGTTGGAACGCCGTTGTTGCTGTCTGTTATAACAAGCTTAACCGTACCGCCACCGTTCCACTCGTCTGCACGGTATACTCTTACCTGTCCTACACCATCAAGAGCCTTAACCCTCTGCTTATAGTCAGCAACATTACCGGCAAAGGCTTGTGTGTTTATGCTTTCAAGATAACGCTTGCGAAATACCTCCGTATGCTCCTCGTCCTCGCCATATACAAGTACCTCCGTAAGCTCAGCAGAGGTAAGACCGTCAATATAATCAATAGGTGTCATTTTGCCTAAATATAAGTTTCCGTCTGCGCCCGCCGTTTCGCATTCCAGCTTATAGGTATGGGTTTCATCATCAATCAGCTCTGTTACAACATAGTTAATCGTTTCAAGATTAAACCGACTTCCTATCTCCACGGCTTGATTAAACACACCCTTTAGCACTGCCTTGGTTGCCGCATAAGGCTCTAAGCCACGCTCCAAAGCTCTACGCACAAGGTAGTCCCTTGTTGCCGTATCCGCAAATGCTTCATCAAGGAAAATATCAAGGCTTATGTAAAAATTGACAAGCTCCAACACCGCAGGGGCTAACGCATCATATATAATACTACCCTCTCTCTTGTCAACGTCTGAGCTGACCTGTGCCAAACAGCTCTCCATAATACTGTCAAACGTCATATTTTCAAACATTCAAGGACACCTCCTCACTAAATTCACCGTACTTGCTTACAACCGTAAAGCTCACGCAATACACGCCACCGCCCTTAATATCAAAGCTGAAATCCTTAACACTAACAATTCTGTCATCAGCAAGCAGCGCATCGCTTATGTTTTTCGTAAGCATTGGCATTACATAGTTCTTTTCACGCCCAAACAGCTCTTTAAGCTCAATACCGTAGTTTCGGCTAAAGATAAGGTAGTCGTATCTTTCGGTACGGAGTATCAAATATACCGCCTGCTTCACAGCCTCTAAATCGTCTGTAACCTTGCCCCTTATCCTCTTATTTTCCATATCAAGGCAATAGGTCGTATTAGGCATCTCCTGCGCATCTTCACCTATCACCGTTACATTGGAGCTACTCGGTAGCATTATCATCACCAACCTTATCCATAACATAAAAAAGCTGACCTCCCGTCTGTCTTAGGAGTATCAGCTTATCGCCCACATCTACATCATATTTGGTTAGTCTTTTGCCGAAAAGCAGAAAATCAATATCAATAATCAGCTTCACATCAAGCCTAACCTTTACATTTATAACCTCACCGTCTTGTACTATAACGTCTGTCACCGTGCCGAAAGCAATACCGCAGGGCTTACCTGCGTTTACAGCACTTACGGCAGTTTCCTTTATCAATTTTATAAAATCCGTACTATCCGATATAAGGCTCACCTCCCAAAAGAGTCAAATCACAGGTGTACTGCTCATTAAAGCTGTGTACTGCCTTTGTGATTATAGGGTTTACATTCTTGTACAATACATCCCCAAGGTCAAGATTAACACAAAGCTTCGCCCCGGCTCTCAGCCTTAAATCACCAAAGCACCCCTTAACCTCAAGCTCTCGCTTTTTTTGATTAAGAGCCTTTAGCACCAAAGGACCCAACGCATAAGGATTGTCCCCGTTTTCAAGCTTATAGGTTGTTTGCAAAAGTCCCCACTTGTTAATCGTTTCCGCATCCTTAAAAACATACTTTTCTCGGTTGCCTGTGCTGTCATCATCTCGGTAAAGCTGTATGCAATTGTACACGTCATCATCAATACTCGACTTATAGCTAAAGTTTTCGGCTGTTTCGGCGCACAGTAAGTAGTCTGTCTGTAGGCTGTCCGTACTTTTTATTGACAGCTCCCCAAAATCATCAAACAATACATAGTCAATGCCTGTTGCATTCTTGGTAAGCTCCCTCGCATCCTTTAGCGTGTCAAACAAGGTTTCATCATTTCTTACACGCCCCGGTATAACATACTGCGTATTTTCAAGCGTGCCTAACGTCAATCGGTGGTCTGCCGCAATCATAGCAAGCACCTCATCATACCGCCGTGCCTTGTAGCAATAGGTGTCGGTATTTTTAAGGTATCTCAACTGGTCGTATGCGGTTATTTTTATAATGCCATCCTTTACCCTAGACTTTTCAAAGATGTAGCCGTAAAACACACCCGTACCACTCATACGGAATATAACGGCATTACCCTCTTGAATATCCAATGCACTGTCCTTTAAGATAGAAAATTCAAGCTTGCCCGCCGTATCCTGCCATTGTGTAGTCCACTTTATACTGCTTACAACAAGCGGTCTGTAGTCAATGCCCTTGTTTATGATGTGTATTTCAATACCGTTTTCCTCATCATTAATGTACCGATACAGCTTCTTTTGCTCAATCTCACCACCTACCGTGATAACGCTTTTTATTGTGGTGGAGCAAAGCTCTGCCTTTTCACTTGTACTTGTACCGCTTTCCGTATCCTCGGTTATTACAGTACCCTCCTCATCATAATCAGGCACAAAAAATCCCGTCAGATTGGCGTTTGTAATGCTGTAGCTCCTTTTTTTAACCGCATCACCACTGTTTCCCTCTATGGTAGTAAAGTTGTTTTTATCTCCGTATATAACGATACCGACGTGGCTTGCACCATTTGACTTCTGTATCATTATATCGCCACCCTTAGGCTCGTAACCACTGTCCTTTGCCTTAAACCTTGACTTGTTTTTTGCAAAGCTTAAATATCCGCTTACACTTGCCGACTTAGGGATTATGCTTGTCGATACGCCCGCCTTGTTTGCACAGTACGCTACAAACATTCCGCACCATTCATCGGTCATACCGTACCACTTCGTATATTTGTTGGGTCTACCGCTTACACCCTCACTAAGCTCAGCCTTTGCCGCCTTAACCATATCTGCGTTACTTGCCATTAAATCACCTCACTTTCAGGCACAAAAAAGACACCCCTATTCGGAGTGTCTAAAAAAATCTTATTTAGCTAAAAGCTTTTCCTGTAATGCCTCTTGCAGTACGGCAGAGAAGTTAATACCTGCCGCCATAGCCTCACTATTTAACCAAGCAGGTATGGTAAGTGTCTTTTTTACTGCCTTTTCATTGTGCTTTTTGGAATATTCAGTCATATCAACAAGAACAAGATTTACGAAAGCTTTTTCATCATCAACCTTAATATCATCAAGCTTTGTTGCCTCCGGTATAGGCTCCTTATCCTTGATTGATGTGTAAATATACAAGCCACAAGCATCTACAGCCATATCTATAGCCTCCGCAAGCGTATCCCCTTGTGTTGCTGTTCCATTTAAATCGGGGATAATTACAGAATAGCTACCATTATCTTCGGGATAAAAAATAGCAGGATAAATTAATTTCATAATAAATACCTCCCAAGCCTTAAAATTTTAGAAGCAGAAACCGGGCTTACTTACTCGGTAAGCCCAGCCTGTCGTAAGACGGATTTTACAACTATTGGATTAATGTCACCCGTATGCCTTGGTATTGTTACCTTACCCTTTTTTGTAGGGTGCCTGTATTGGTGATGTGAACCCGAGCTATCAGCTAAATACCAACCATCATTTTTGATGATTTTTTCAAGCTCTCTAAATCTCATAGCCACTCCTCCTTACAATATCATTATATATGTATTGTATGTATTTGTCAAATCTTTTACCCCAGTCTTATCACTTGCCCTATGTAAATCTTATCGGCATTTGCAATCCCGTTCAGCTCTGCAATCTCCTTATATTTGCTTCCGTCACCAAGCTCAGCTCTACAAATATTGTAGAGCGTATCGCCACTTTTAACGGTATAGCTTTTAGCTGTTTGCTTTGTATCAACCCTTGCGGATGAGGAGCTTGCCACAACATTATTATTACTGTCAAGCTTAATCTTCTGTGTGCCGTAACCCACCCACTTTTTAAGCGTAACATCAATTGTAATATCAAAGCCCTCTCCCGCATCATCCGTAACGGTGTAGTCCTCCAAGCTCACGGCGGTATTAATGATTATGCCGTTGTTGTTACTTATGAAGCTACCCGTGTTGTTGCCAAAGTCAAAATCACCATTCGGTAAGGTCCTTATTATCATAAAGTTAAAGCCCTGCTTGCGTGCTGCCAAA